CGTCGATCCGCTCGCCTTTCTTGTTGGGCTTGTCAGAGAACACTTCTTGCGTGCCGGTAGCAATCTCCGTCCGCAATACCTCCGTCCGGCTCACTCGTTCGTTGCGGTACTGGTGCGTGGACTCATACCAGTCACGAATCACGGCGTCCAGCCGGATCAGCCCGCTGCCATTGCGAGGTGCACGCCGAACATGGCAGATTCCCTCAGCATGGACCTGCCGAATCCTGCGGCGATTGAACGCGCAGATCACGTCGCCGTCCTCGAATCCCAGGCCCGAGGCGGTCTGTTGGTCGCCGATCTTGAGGAGCAACTCGGGGATCATAAATCCATCACACCGTCAAAAACACGTCATCCGCCGGGACCCGCCGCACCGTGCCGTCCACGTCGACCGACACCACGTCGTCCTCGTAGCCGACCAGTTTGCCCTCGGCCGTCTCGCCGTTCAGGTCCAGGTACACCACGGTTCCCACGGGAACCGCCTCCCAGTCGGGAGTCTCCCCGGCGTCCGGGACCGGCTTTTCCTCGTCTTGCTCCGCCGCGGGCGCCGCGTCGTCCGCGGGTTCCGGAAACGGAGGGCCGCCCAGCCGCAGCATCCCGGGCCGGCACTCCCGCACCAGGTCGTCCCCGTCGAGCCGGACCGCCACGGTCCCGCCCTCGACGAACCCCAGGAACGCGCCGGGCACCCACTCGCCGAAAAACTGCGCCTCGACCCGCGCCGTCCCATCGGCGGGCACCTTGCGCCAGTCCGCGACCGCCGCCTGCTCCGGATCGGGCTCCGGGGCCAGGCCCAGGTGCCGCGCCAGGTCGACCAGGGCCATGACGCCCAGCGGACCGCTCGCGCCGCCCCGGTGGAACATGGACTGCCGGATTTCGTACTCCGCCGCGACCGCCTCCGGAATCGCCTCCACGCGGAGGATTCGCAGCAGGGTCTCGTGGTCGTGCTCGTGAATCACGTTACGCCTCCCCCTCCTCGCGTCACACCCGTTCGTTAGAAAAACGGGCCGCCGGTGTTCTGCCGGCGGCCCGTGACACCGCATCACCACTCCCGCTTGCCGCACAAAATCGGCAGCGCCCGGCCATGGAGAAAACCGGGCGCCGCCTGGCGCAACGGAATCCTCCTAGTCTCAAATCACCTGCCCGAACGCCCACCAGTCCAGGTTGAGCGAGTGGGCGCCCGTCGCACCGCCCTGGTGCGTCAGCGCCGAGAACGTCAACTCCTCCCCGTCCGGAAACGTGGACGCGGCGATGTTCGCCGCGGTCACGTAAGTCGACTGCTCCACGTTGTCCAGGTAGACCGTGATCCGCCTGGCCGCCGGCGCGAACGGGTTGTAGACGAACCCAACCTTGTACCAGGTGTTCGCCACCATCGTCTGCAAGGTCGCGATGGGCGTCTGCGCGGTCGCGCCCTCCTTCTTGTACTGGAACTTCAGGATCGCGTTCGTACCGGCGGTCCCGCCGTTCTTGTGCACCGAGCAGAACCCGATGTAGTCCTTGTCGGCCATGACGCCCGTGTCGTCCGTCATGCTGGCCGCGGCGGCAAGGCCCTCCTCGGTCAGGCCGACGAAGATCGCCCCCGCGTCGTCCGTTACGGTCGAGACCGAGAACCGGCACTCGAACGCGGTCACGTGATCGTCCCCTGCCGTGTCCGAGATCGCGCCGAGAACGCCCGTCGCGCCGCCGGCCGCCAGGGCCATGTCGTCGTTGTCCGTCCCGTCCGAGGTGATTGCGATCACGCCGCCCTTCTGGTTCGCGAGCTGCGTAATCGTGCCGCCCGTTTCCTCGTAGGACTTGTAGCCGCCCGAGTAGTCGCCCACCTTCGAGGTGACCGTGCCGTAAAACGACGTGAAGTCGTCGCCGGCCAGGATGAGCCGTTTGCTCCCGTCCGACTGCATCAGGGTGCCCGTCACCTTCGACCAGAGACGCGGCGACAGGCCGGTCGTGTTCTGGCCGATGTGCTGCACGAACAGATTGTGGGGAAGAAACCCAAACATCGCAGAATCCTTTCCGCAAGTGCCATCCGTGAAAACCGCCCGCTATCCAAACCCGTTGCGGGCCACGGGTTACGCCTTGCTGCCCACCCAGTTCAGCCGGAGGTTGTAGCAGACGTAGTTCATCCAGTTGTCGATGTGGACCTCGCGCACCGTGTGCTGGCGCGCCGACCGGAACGGGCCGGTCCGCCGCATGTTCGCGCCCTTCTTGACGAACGGGCGGAACGTCTTCCAGTTCACGCCGTAGAGCGGGTCGCTCGTGTCGTTCGCCTCCAGGTAGGGCACCATCGTCATGGGCACGCCCCCGATGGTCACCTGGTTCAGATACCGGGCCAGGTCCTTGCCCAGGTTGTCGTTCCGGCTCTCCGCCAGGCGCTCCGCCGGCTCGGTGACCCGGTAGGTCGTGTAGATTTGGTAGTCGCCCGACCCGAACCCCAGTTCGGGGTGCGGCACCGGCGCCCGGAACCGGGTGAAGACCAGGGCCTTCTTGACCTTGACCACCAGGTCGTCCGTGGTGACCGCCGAGTAGCCGAACGTCCAGTTCCGCCAACGCGGATAGGTCGTGCTCGAAACGCCGGCCCGGCCCGCGGTGAACCCGCTCGGGTTCGTCCCGTTGAACGCACCGCCGGGGGTCGTGCTCGCGTCCTTCTGGAGCCAGAAGGGAATGCCCATCGGCCGGCTGTCCGTCGGGTCGGTCGGCGCCGACCACAGGTTTTCCTCCTGAAGCTCCGCAAGGTCCGTAAGCGCGTCGTGCTCCCGGATCAGCAACTCGCGGATGATCGTCTCCCGGTCCGTCTGGAACACGTCCTCGTCGATGTCGTAGGCCCAGGAGGTCGTTTGCTTGGACCACGGCACCGTGGCCGAGATCATCACGTCCTCGACCTTGGTGTCGTCCGTCGCGAACCAGCCCTTCTGGTTGGTCGCGTTGCCCGTGTTCTTCGTCTTGATCCGGTACGAGATGGTCGGGCCGCCCTGCTCCATGACCCGCTTCTCGTCGATCAATCGCGACGAGATGTAGTCCTGGAGCTCGAGAGAAAGGTCCGTCCACTTGTACCGTTTCAGGTTCGGAAGGGTGAGTTGAACGAAATCATCGACTTGATGGGGAAGCAGAGCAGCCATCCTTGGCCTCCTTGTTCATCCTTGAAATGTGGTGACTTCATGTCACCATTGGCGAGCTACTCGCCGTTTTCCTCTTGTACCGTTCTCCAGAACTTGACGATTTCGGGCCGGTTCGCAATCGCCTCCACGCTATGCGGGTCCACGTCGCTCGGCGGATGGGTCGCCTGGCCCGTCCCGCCGGCCACGCCGCGCCGCCGCTTCGCCTGCGCCGCGATCCGGTCCTTGGTCCGTCGCGTCTCGGCCTGCTTCAGTTCGGCGCCGAACACCGCCTGGGCCGCCCGCCGCACCAACTCGGGGCGGGCTGGCACGTCCAGGCCCGCCTGGTGCAACGTCTTCTCCAGGACCTCGGCCGCCTTGAACACCTGCTCGCGCCGCTGCTGGTGCTCGGCCGAGAGCGGGGCCAACCTGCCGTTGACCACCTTCTTGCCGAACACGCTCGGGTCCACGTCATCCATGACGGTGTGGAACGCTTCCATGCGATGCTCGCCCAACTCGCGAGCGTACTGCTCCCGGACCCGGGTCAGTTCGGGCTCGACCTCCGACAGCTTGGCCTCCAGGGACTTGATCCGCTCCTGCGCGGCGATCGTCGCCTTGACCAACTCCAGGGTCTCGTCGCTGTACTCCGCGTCGATAAACGCCTGGAGATCCAGGGCCGGCGCGTCCGGCTCCGGCTCCTCGGGCGTCGGTTCCCGCTTGCCCACCAGCTTGACGAACAGCCGGTACTGGGCCTCGTTGCCGAAAAACCCAAGCTCCTCGCGGGTCAACCCGTGCCGGGCCGCCTCTTCGGCAAGCCCGTCGCGCCAGTCAGGTTCCGAGGCCCCGGCGGCATCCTTGCCGCCCCCGTCGCCACCAGTGGCGTCCGCATCCTGCCCGGGTTCCTCGTCGCCCTCACCACCCGCTTCGTCCGTGTCCTCGTCCGTTTCGTCGCCGGCCCCCTCGTCGTCGCCCTGCTCTTCCGCCGGTGCCTCGTCCACGGGATCGTCCGGTTCGTCGCCCCGCGCCAGGGCGATCTCCCGTTCCGACAGGGGGGCCAGTTCCGTCGCGTCGTGTGCCATCTTGTCACTCTCCTTGCCCTCTCCCGGGCTCTCTCGCGATATTATACCATGTTTTCCGTCCCGTTGCAAGGGGGGGCGTGACAAAATGTCATCCAAACCTTCCGGAACCTCCTCTTCCGCCTGGTCTTCCTCTTCCATCGCCACGAGGGAAAGCCCGGACAGGGCGTCCTCGACGGGCTCGTCGTCCTCGTCGTTCAGCATCCGGAACCCCTCTTCCAGCCGGTCTCCGTAGCTACGTCGCATCGGTGCGCTCCTTCCGCGTCGCACGCATCACGAACTGCCTCGCCCGCTCCATGTCCTCCGTGGACAGGCGCAGCCCCCCGATCCCAGTCCGGTTCACGTACCCGCGGTGCTTCACGTACCGCGCGTGCTCCCGGCGCGAACCGCACTTGACCTTAAAGAACTGCGGCACTGCGGGGTCCCGGACGAACTCCACGTTGGTGAACCCATTAGCCCGCCTGTCCGCCTCGAACTCGGCAAGCTGGTGCTCGCCGAAGCCCATCGCGTCGCTCACCAGGGGGCGGTCCAGCACGGGCTCGTGTTTCTCCCTCGCCAAGGGCGGCCGGTTTTCCAGGCGGACGCACCGTTTGGCCGCGGCCCCGTCCGGCAACGTGATCCAGCCGGCCACGTCCTGGCGCATCGCCTCCTCAAACGACACCTCGACCACCTCGCCGGTGTCCTCACGTCGAAACAGGTACATCCATCTCCCTCCTTGCTACGCCGCGGTATCCCCTTGCTGGCTCATCAACCACTGCTGCATCTGCGTCTGGGCCGAGTTTTGCTGCGCCGCGCCCGACGGGACATTGCGCCGCACGTACTCCCGGCTCGTCGCGTTCGGCATTCCCGGCTCCTCGCCCATCGCCGGCAGCGGAGCCCCGAACCGAAGAAGTTCCCGGAACCGATCCTCGTTCGACAACTCGGCGATCGTCTCGTTGAGCACCTGGAAGTCGAGCATCCCGCCCTGCTGGATAATCTGCGGCATCATGGGCAGGTACACCTGCGTCAGCACGTGCAGGATCGTCTTGAGCCGCTGGGTGGGAGACCGGTAGGGCATCGAGTACACGTCGATGTCCACGTCGTAGTCCAGGATGTCCCCCTCCCGATCGCCCGGCACCCAGGTCACGTCCACCGAATAGCCCGGCGCGCCGGGAATCTCGTAGGTCCCGGGAATCACCTTCGCCTGGTCGTTCCAGAGCAGGTGCCAAAGGTCGCGGATCATCGAACGGGTGAAATCGGCCACCTCGTACTGCATGTGGGCGATCCTCTGATTCGCCGCCGCTTGAATCAACTGCTCCTGGCCCAACGTCTCCGCCTGCTGCCCGAGCCCGAGAATGGCCTGGAGGTTGCCCGCGGCCCGATCGAACAGGTCGACCAGGCTCCCGAAGAACACCTGGTTGCCCGGGTCCGCGCCCTGCTGCTTCATAAACCCGATGTCCGCCGTGTCGGCCACGCACACCCAATCCCCGTCGCTGGCCTTCTGGATGTTCTTGGCGGAATCCGCGCCGGCCGGCGTGTAGGTGTGGACGTCCTTCTGCCGCCGCGCCTGGCGCCCCTGCTTGCGCAGCACCGCGTTGGCCAGCCGGTGCAGGCCGAACAATTGGCTGGCCGGGCCGAACGGCATGATGTTCTCCGGAACCTGCGCAAAGCACAGAATCTTGTGGTTGCCGAACTCGTGCCCGGTCCACTCCATCTGCGCCACGGGGCCGAACTTCGTGGTGAACCGCTTCACCGGGTCCATCGCGAACGTGTAGATCATCCCGTCGTCGGGAATCCAAACGTCCATCAGGTCGATCATGGGAACCAGTTCGTTGTCGTCCGTCTCGTACCCCCTCGAAATCTCCTCCAGGCGATCCTGGCTCACCGCGGTCCGCGCCGTGGGCCGCAGGTCCCTGACCACGCTCTGGTCGAACAGGTCGGGATTCTTCAACTCCTCGAACGCGATCCGGTACGAATCCGCAGAGAACTTCCGCTTGTGCCACTCCGTCGCCGTCACGTCGTAGCAGAAATTGTCCAGCGGGACGTTCGAGGCGAACGGGATGCCCGGGTCCATCCATACCCCCTCCTCGACCATCACCGGAATCGAGCTGGCCATGTGCATCTTGACGATGCCGATCCCGAAAAACGCATCCAGGACGGCGCGCTTGAGCGTCTTTTCCAGGCAAATCTCGACGATCAGGTTGTTCAGCGCGATCTGCCCCTGGTTCGCAAACGGCTTCAATTCGACGCGCTTGGGCGTCACGATGACGCGCGGCCGATTGGCCACCAGAGCCATCAGGTAGCCCGTCGTCGCCTGCTCCAGGAGGTTCAGCAAGGTCTCACGCCGCACCTCCCCGCCCGCCTGGCAGTAGCCGGACGGGGCATATTCCTCGACGAGCCCACGGATCAGGTTCCGAAACGGCTCCAGGGTGCGATACGAACTGTCCATCGCCCGCGAAAGCCGGTCCCTCTGTTTTTCATCTCTCAGGTTCATCCCGAACCCCCCTTCTGTGACTTCTTGTCATCTCTCGTAAAAACGGACTCTTGATTCGATACGGGCCCCCCGCCGGATTCACGAATATCACCGGGTTTTCGCGAATCCAGCAGCGGGTGCCGCTCTAGTTCCGCCTCGACGCGACGCTTGGCGATCTCGAAGTAGCCCTTGTCGATGTCGATCTCGATGCCGAGGAAACGGAATCCTTCGAGCACCGCGGCCTTGCCGGTCGAGCCGCTTCCCATGAACGGGTCGAGCACCACCCCGCCCGGCGGCGTCACGAGCCGGCACAGGTAACGCATCAGGGCGGTGGGCTTGACGGTGGGGTGATGATTGCGCGGCGAGCCGTCCCCATCGCTTTTCAGTCCAGTTCCAGCCGCAAAGGTTGTACGCCTGGCCTCCAACCCCTCGCACCCTTCATCCCGATCGGCCCGGCTCGCCTTGGCGCAGTAGAAGAAGCGGGCGGCGGAGCCGGAGTCGGACACGCCGTCATTTACAAGCGACTGCTCGCTCCGGTTGAACTTGCCGTACTTTGTGTTCGTCCCGCTTCCGTGTTGCGTCATGCCATACTTGCCATTCGTCACCGGAAACATCCCCACCACCTCGTCGCTGCCGTCGTGGATCAGATTCGCGGGCCAGCGGCCCGATGGCTGCTGATGCTCGCCAGCCCCTCCGCGTCGCCAGGAATTGCCAGGATTGTCGCCCCACATCTGATCTCTCGGCGTCGGGTTCTTTGCGTAGGCCCCGCCGCCAAGGTTGTCCTCCGTCCCCACCCGGCACCCGTCGATGTTGAGCGCACCCGTCCCGTGCCGCAGCACGTTCTCCGCGACGGTGCCGTCGAGCGGCTTTCGCGCCACGATGATGGGTTCGCAGTTAGGGCGTAAGCCCTCGCCGTCGCCCGTCGATATAGCACTCGCGGCAACAGAAAGCTCGCGGGTGCTGTCGATGCTGAGAGCGGCGGCGTTCAAAGCTCTTGCCGCAGGTAAGGCACTCCACCACGACCCAGGTTGACGTGTCGCGGCCTCGATGATGCTTTGCGGCATGAGGTCCGACGAGCAGCACTTCAAGGTTTTCCAGCCGATTGTCTGCCTTGTCCCCGTTTCGATGGTGAACATGCTCTCTGGTTCGTAGCTTCCGCCGAAGATGCTTCTCCATGACGACACGGTGTTCAAGCTCGAAGCTATCGCCGACACGAACTGCGACGTATCCATCGCTTCGCACAAAGCGTCCCGTATACTGGACCTTTCGTCGGCACTCCATTGAGCAGAACCGCACACCGCGTCGAACTCGCTTGGGCTTAACCCGAAACGCTTTTCCGCAACACTCACAGGTAACAGCGACCATAGTCGAGCCTCCAGTTTGGTTAGGTTCTCAACTATTATATCCCGTTCCCTATGCGGAGTCAACGGCTTGGTTGCCCAGATAATATCTTCATGGGCGGGCTTGAGCGCGGTGCCCCAGCCTTGCCACTGGCGGGCGGCGTCGGTCGCGGGGGCGGTGATGTTGTTCCCTCCGCTCATAAAGTCGGTGTTAACTGCGTTGCCTCGTTTTTGAAACCCCACCACCTCGCGCTCGCCCATGTTCCGGCTCTCCACGCTGCGGATGTCGGCCTCGCGCTCCACCCACTCCGGCACGTCGCCTAGCAGGTGGCGGCACGCCTCCAGGTGTTCGCGGGTCATGATCGCGGGCTGACTGGCAGCTGTGGTGTAGTGCCCGCCCATGTTCGTGCCGGTGGCCTCGTCGATCTGGCGCGATGTGACGCCAGTTGACCGCACCCACGCGGTGAACCGCAGTCGGCGCCGCTCCTGCTCTTCGCTGGCATCCATCCGGTCAATCGCCTTGCTCACATCGAGCGACTTCGGGAATCCGCTTCCGTACACCCACATGATCGTGTCGCGGATCTCCCAGCCCGCGTCCTCGATCGCGCAGGCCAGGCGGTGGAACGTGCGCGTCCCGCCGAACGCGAGCAGGTGCGCCCCGGGCTTCGCCACGCGCAAAGCCTGCTCCCAAAACGCAATGTCGGGAACCCCGTGGTCCCAGTTCGCGCCCATGAACCCGAGCCCATACGGCGGGTCCGTCACCACCGCGTCCACGCTCTCCGCCTCCAGCGCCGGCAGCACTTGCAGACAGTCCCCGCGAATCAGCCGGATCGCACCGTCAGGGCTCGTCCAATCCATCATCCCTCCTACGCTGCCAGCCGTAATCCCGGGTGCGCCAGGTCCCAGACTTCCCGGTCGTCCCAGTCGTCCTCCGCCACGCGCTGCCGGTCCTCGTGCCACTGGTCCCGCCAGGCCGCGCTGCCGTAGGGAATCTCGTGAATCTGCCGCTCCGGCGCCGGCAGCGGACGGTCCCGCCTCGCCTGGTCCGCCATGCAAAGCGCGATCACGCGGTCCCCGTGCGCCTCCCCGGCCGCCGAATCGTCCTGGGCGGACGCCACGTGCACGTTCACGATCTTCCCTTTGTCCCAGATGTACTCCCCGCACTCGCGCACCGCGTCCCGGCTCCGGACCGCCATGCCCTCGTGGACCACGGCCTGCCGGAACTGGGAGAACATGATCCCCTTGGTGCCGTCCTGCCCGTGCGTGGTCTGGAACCCCGGCGCCTTGGACCGTCGCCTGCCCCGCTTGGTCAGCGAGGTTCGCATGTAGACGTTCTCGTACCGCCTCGCGACAACCCGCTTGGTGAACGCGGCGCCCGTGGGCCCGTTCGCCTCCCAACAGAGGTAGGCGTCGTGGAACCAGCGCGCGATCGCGATGCAGTAGTCCGCGAAATCCCCGGGCTCGACCACGTTGGTCGCCCATTCCAAGACCTGCTCGCAACTGATCGCGTCGACCACCACCACGGCCGAGTTCGACGAATAGCTCCCTCCCGTCCCGGCGGCCGGGTCGACGCCGACCACGTAGGTCCGCTTCGGCGGCTCCCCGTCGTGCAGCCGGCACCAGAGCAGGACCGGCCCGTCCTCCGTTTCCTGGAAGTCCGGTTCGATCGTTTCCCTCGCGAAGTCCATGACCCCGCGAACGCGAGGCGCTCGGATCGACGCGTCCGCCTTCTCGAAGAACTCCGGCCCGAACACCCGGTAGGTCGACCCGCCGTAGTCGATGTCCAGTTCTTGC